ACGCAAAGAACTGGCGCGCCTTTTTGAGTTCGTTACGTCCGAAGACTTCCCAAAAGTGAACCCCACACAAAAAGCCCTTTACATGGAAAATTGAATCCAACTCGATCGTGGCGCGATTATCCGCGTCCATTTCCCATTGCTCAATATATCCGCAGGCGAACGCGTACATTGTATTTTGCCCGCGTTTTGTTTTGAGTTTTGTATTGTTTCCCATTTCGTTACTCCTTTCTTATGCTGTGGATTGTTGGCCTGCCGTAATATGTACCGATATATGCTTCTACCCTCAACCCGTCAAAATTCGGCAAACTGTAACCGTTGGACGAATCGGGTGCGGTGTAACATGTAGTCCCGTCAATGCGCGCCATATATCGCGGGTTCCCATTAACGCTCGACGGCATCCGCTGAATTATTTCCAATGTCCCGACGTGGCGAGATATATTTTTCATTTCGTTACTCCTTTAATGATTTTAATAATCTGCATCGGAGTCATGGCGCAGTATTCCGCCATAGTCAACAGCGCTTGGATTTGCCCAGCTTGATTACGGATCGTGATCATTTTCTATCTCCTATGCCCATCCCCAGGCGTGGTCGTTTGCGTCATTGCATCCGATGGGTTCACTATACGCCACTATGTCGTAGTGTCAAGCCCCACATTAGATTTATTTTCACCTCGCGCGCGCGCCCGCATTCCTTATATATATAACAGTGATCCCACCTCGCCATACTTGATTACCCGCCACCAGGTTATGCCACCAGCTATGCGCCACAGCTATGCCTCTGGATATACCCCAAGATATACCCCAAGATATACCCCAAGCTAGGCACCAAGATATGCCACTAGCTAGGCACCCCCCTGCCCCCTCTCTTTCCCCTAATTGTAATTCCGTCCCCTTCGAATACCCCTACGTTCCAGTCAAGTGATGCGCTTTATGGCTATATATATAGTGTGTTGTCGTATAACGGATGTTATGTAAACTGGACGAGCGTTCGCTAACATGCTGATATGTGAGTACTTACTTTGCTTGCTTATGGGGGGGGTGGTAGCCGACGGAGCGATGAATGTGGCTGCACCCTCCTCTGTACTGGAAAAGGATAATCTGGATTACTGTTAGTTGATGATGTGGAGATGTGGTGTGGAACCCCCCCTTGAGTCCGGGGAGGTCGAGACTCTGCTTAAGGGTTCAGCTTGTTTATGCTAAACCGATAGGCGATAAAATATCCATCCGGGATATCCAGTTTTAAGGCTTGGCGGGGTGTGGACTTCCCGTGTGGCCTACCTTACGAGAGAGGGATTTGGCGTAAGGTGCGCTTTATTGCCGCGCCGTGCTTGTTATTGTTGTTGGTTTAGGTGCGAGGCATCCGGTGACCTTTCGGGCGGATGGGAGGAATCAGAATGTCTGAATCGCTGCACCTTTGCCCATATTACAATCCTCGCAGAGTAATTGCAAGTTACAAATATCGAGTTCCAGTTCTGGGTATTTAGAGCGGGGGAGTTTATGATCGACGTGTAGGATGATTCCGTTTTTTTGTGTTCTACCGCACACTTGGCATTTTCCGTTACCGGATGATATGGCTTGCCAGCGGAGTTTTCGCCATTCGTTTGTTTGGTAGAAGTCCGACTTCATTCCTGGATGATATGGTGGGGATGTTTTATATCTTGTTTCGCGTGATTGTTTCAAGGCTTTGTTTAATTGGCGGATCTCTGCATTCTTTTCGGCAACCAAAGACTCTAATTTGCGCTGACGAGCTTTTGCTTCTCTTTTGTGTTTTATGGATTTGATTTGCCTATCGGTTTGATTGGCGTGGGTGTGGGTTTTTGTTGCGCCTTTTGAGGGAAATAATGCCCTTGAATCGATTATATTTCGCATAAATACTCCTTTTTGATGCTCCGGTGACCCATAAATGGGGCGGCGTGACGAATCCATAGTGGCGTTTTACTCCTATTTCATTTAGTATGCAAGTGAGTGCTCACATGGATAAGGCAATGACCCCATTGGAACGTAAGGAATTAAAGTCTCGGCAACGGGAAGAGAATCGCTTAAAGAACCTTGAGCGGCAAGAGGTTGGCGAGTATGGGACGGCAAAGACCGCACGGAAGCCTATTGGGACTGCGGTTGGTAATAAACAACGGATGCAGGAATTCAAGGAGCGGTTGTTGCATGCGCCGGTTGGTGAGTCGATTATCCGTAAGGTATTGGAAGTCGCGCTGGATGATGAGCATCCTGGACAGATGTCGGCGATGAAGATGTGCTTGGATAGGATGTTACCCGTGGCGATGTTTGAAGAAAAAAAGGATGGTGTAAGGACGGCTATCCAGATCAACATCACTGGCATTGGTGAAGCTGTGGCTGAAAGTAAGGATATTAACGATGCCGAGGTGATTTCTTAATGGCGCTTACATTCGAATTGCTTAAGTGGCAAAAAGAAGTATTGTCTGACAATACTCGATTCAAGGTTGTTTGTGCTGGTCGGCGCTGTGGTAAGTCTCGATTGGCGGCCACGGAACTACTTATCTATGGGTTAAGATGTCCTGCTGGCTCTGCGGTGATGTATGTCGCCCCCACTCAAGGACAAGCCCGTGTGATTATCTGGGATGTATTGATGAACTTGGGGCGAGAGGTGATTGCTTCCAGCCATGTGAATAACATGGAAATCACTTTAGTAAATGGTATCAGAATCTATATTCGAGGCGCAGACAGGCCGGATACGCTTCGTGGTGTATCTCTTTCGTTCGTTGTTCTGGATGAGTACGCGGATATGAAGCCTATTGTATGGGAGCAGATTATTAGAGCTTCTTTGTCTGATAAAAAAGGCGATGCGCTGTTTATCGGAACTCCCAAAGGGAGGAATCATTTCCATGATATTTTCCTTAAAGGGGGCGATGACCCCGATTATAAGTCATGGAGTTTCACCACTGCCGACAATGAACTAATCGACCCAAAAGAGATCGAGGATGCGCGCAGGACGTTATCCACGTTCGCGTTCAAGCAAGAATATCTAGCCTCTTTCGATACTTTGGGTACTGATATATTCAAGGAAGAATGGTTGAAATACGGCAAAGAGCCACAGCAAGGTTCCTGGTATATATCTGTCGACTTGGCTGGTTTTGAAGCGGTTGGAGCCGGCGCGGCCAATTCGAAGAAGCGGCTTGACCTGACGGCTATTTCGGTCGTTAAGGTTGGCGAAGACGGGCGCTGGTTTGTAAAGAAAATCGAGCATGGTCGGTGGGATGTCAGGGAAACAGCAGTCAGGATATTGAAGAATATCCGAGAATTCCGCCCGCTTATGATAGGTATTGAGAGAGGCACGACGATGAACGCCGTTATGCCCTACCTTGCCGACTTAATGAGGAAGAATAATATATTTGCTCATGTTCACCCATTAACGCACGGGAATGAGAAAAAAACAGACCGTATTGTATGGGCGCTACAAGGGATGTTCGAGCATGGCCGCGTTGTGTTGAATGGTGAAGGCATAGATCATAAAAACTCGTGGCAGCATGAGTTTATTGATGAGTATTTGATGTTCCCAACAAAGGGTGTTCACGACGACTGCTTCCCGTCGGACGCGCCAATAATTACATTAGATGGGATTAAAGCAATATCCGATATTACAACCGATGATTACGTTTTCACAAGAAATGGATTCCGTCGCGTACTTAAAGCGTGGTGCAAAGGATACAAGCCGGTAATAACCAGATATGGGATAACAGCGACTCCTGAACACTTGGTATTTACTGAAAATCGAGGATGGGTACGTCTTGATTCTATTGCTGATGATGATATGCTTATTACCTGCAATCCTATCAAGGAGCCATCATGCGAGAAACAATCGAATTCAATGGGCGGAAGTATCACAGATACCCCAATGCAAAAAAAAGCAATCACAGGAGATATTACTCATGCCATGACAAATGGCTTGACAACCCAAGATTGCTCCATAGAGACGTATGGGAGTTCTACAACGGGGAAATACCAAAAGGACACCATATCCACCACGAAGACGGAGATTCTAGTAATAACAACCCATCAAACCTTATCTGCCTATCAATGGCCGCACACCAGATTGAACATAGAAGAGAAAGAAGCGAGAGAGGTAAATCTGCCAAACAACTCGCGCATCTCGATAGAATCAGAGGCGGCGCAAAGGAATGGCATTCCTCACCAGAAGGTATTGCATGGCATAAAGAACATGCAAAGATGTCTATCTGCAAAAACTACCCAGAAAAGCAATGCGCCGAATGCGGGATCGGATTCAAACCGAAAATTGCAGTCCAAATACTATGCGGGAAAGAATGCAGCAGAATTAGAGAAAACAGGCTTTCAAGAGAGCGGCATTCCTGTATATGACTTAATGGTTGATACAGACCATGAGTTTTTTGCATACGGCGTTCTGGTTCATAATTGCATCGATTCCTTGGCTGGAGTTGCACAAATGGCTATTACAAGCTATGCCGGAGATGATGATTCTGATGAATATGAGCCGCTTGACATAATAACAGGCGTTTGACTTTTCTGGTAGAATATGTAATGTGAGTGCTTACTAACATAGTTTGAGGGGTCATTATGGCATACGAGAATACAGGGCAGGTGATTGATAGCATGGATGATATGGGTGCTAAATTCAACAAGCCCACAGAAAACGATAAAGAGCTAACTTCTTTTATTGTTGACCATACCGACCGCTGGCGCGATTACCGAAATCAGAATTTCTCGGATGAGTGGGAAAAGTACGAGCGGGTATTCCGTGGGAAGTGGTCAGCTAATGATAAACACAGGGAGTCAGAGCGTTCCCGTATTATCTCACCAGCCACACAACAAGCTGTCGAAACCCGTCATGCAGAGATGATGGAGGCTATTTTCGGGCAAGGCGAGTTTTTTGATATTGATGATGATATTAAGGATGCGAACGGCACAAAGATTGACGTTGAGAACCTAAAAAACCAACTTAACGAGGATTTTGCACAAGATAAGATTCGCAAAGCATTCGATCAAATCGAGCTAATGGCTGAACTTTACGGTACAGGCATAGGTGAAATCACGGTAAGCAAGGAGAAGTTTTACTATCCAGAGGAAAAACAGATCGGTCAAGACCAAGTCGCTTATGGCGTGAACGAAAAAGACCGTGTTTGCGTCAAACTCAATCCAGTAAACCCAAAAAATTTCCTGTTTGACCCTAATGGATCGTCCGTTGACGACTGTATGGGTGTCGCAATCGAGCGTTACGTCTCAATTCACAAGATTATGCAGGGCATTTCGTCGGGAAAGTATCGCAAAGTCGATATTGGGACGCTTTATAAATCAAACGAACTTGAGCCTACGCAAGAAGCAAGGAATTATCAGGACGAAAAGGTTCTTTTGCTCACCTACTACGGGCTTGTCCCAAGAGAGTACCTTACTGACACAAATGAAACAGCAGCGGAAGAAAGGGGCGATTTTTCTTCTGAAGTAGAAGATTATGCCGATATGGTCGAGGCAATTATTGTTATTGCCAATGGTGATTTGCTTCTAAAAGCCGAAGAATCGCCATATATGATGAAAGACCGCCCTGTTTTAACTTATCAGGACGATACAGTTCCTAATCGCTTGCTTGGTCGTGGCACGGTAGAGAAAGCGTTTAACATGCAAAGTGCGGTAGATAGCTCTATGCGCCTTCACTTCGACGCTATGGCGCTCACTGCATCGCCAATGATAGCAGTGGATGCTACACGCCTTCCCAGAGGCGCCAAATTCGAGGTTAAACCAGGCAAGTCGTTTATGACCAACGGTGCGCCACAGGAAATCATCTACCCGTTCAATTTTGGGGTGAACAACAGCGACGCGATGAACACCAGTAAGGAATTCGAGCGGATGTTGCTAATGGCCACCGGAACTGTTGACTCTAACGGTCAAGTATCTCAAGTGTCGCGGGATTCTCAAGGCATGGATATGGCTACTGCCACCCTTATCAAAAAGAACAAGCGCGGTATTGTGAACCGTTCAGAGGACTTCATCATCCCGTTCATTAAAAAGGCTGCTTGGAGATACATGCAGTTCGACCCAGAGCGGTATCCATCTGTGGATGCGAAGTTCATCATCAAGGCGACTTTGGGCATCATGGCGAGGGAGCATGAACAGAAGCAGCTCGCTTTCCTGATGCAGACATTGGGCGCTCAATCGCCTTTGACCCCTATTCTAATGAACGGGATTCTAGCCAACTCTTCTATCTCAAATCGTGAAGCTATGATTGAAGAGATGAAGAAGATGAGTCAACCTAATCCGCAGAAGCAACAATTAGATCAGATGCAGATGCAACAACAATCCGAACTAATGCAAGCGCAGATCGAGAAGGAAAGGTCGGCGGCAATGGTTAATCAAATGACCGCGCTCAAACTAAATACAGAAACAAAACTACTTCCCGAAAAAGCCCAAGCCGACATTATGGCCGCTATCTCTAAAAACCTGCCGGATAACGACGCGGCGGCTAAATCCGAGTTTGACCGCAGGGTTAAACTTGCCGAACTCATGATTAAAGAAAAAGATGTTGATTCCAACGAGCGCATTGCGATGGCACAAATGAGCAAAGGCAGTATCCAATGAGTTCGGAATTCGCAGAACACAAAAAGTATTACGAGGATAGGTTTTCCATGTTTTGCGAGCAAGGCTGGAAAGACCTTATGGAGGATGTCCAAGCTATGATTGACGCGAGAGAAAGGCTTGGCGGCATAAACACAATCGAAGAGCTACAGTATGCAAAAGGAGAGCTTTCGGTGATGAATTGGCTGAAAAGCCTTGAGCAAGTAAGCCGCGCCGCGTATGACCAACTTAAAGGAGAAGATAGTGCCAATTTTTGATTTCAGGTGTGATAAATGCGGAAAAACAATCGAGCATTTGACGCGCTCCGACACTTTTGCGGTGACTTGCGATTGCGGTGGATTGGCGAAAAAGCAACTATCTATGCCAAAAATCATGCTGGATGGCACAGACCCATCGCTCCCTGGCGCATACGATAAATGGGGTAGAGATAGGGAGAATCGAGCCATGCAGGAACGGAAGAAGAGCTATTTTGAAGGTTAATTTCACCCAAAAATGAAGTGATTACTCACTTCTGCTTGCAAAAGCACCAAAACATGTGTATATACAAAAAGTAAGTAAGTGCTAACTAACAAGCAAAGTGCCTAGTTAGCGTATTTAACCTAGAACCCTTTGATGGGCAGGAGCATAAAGAAACATGGCTGAAATCTTTGAAGAGGTTAACGAGCAAGGCGAAATCGAAGCTGTTGAGAACCAAATTCAACAGGAACCCGAAAAGCAAGCACTACCTGATGTCCCAGAGAAGTACAAAGGCAAGGCTCTGGAGGATGTTGTGCGGATGCACCAAGAAGCTGAAAAGCTGATTAGTCGTCAGGCGCAAGAGGTTGGTGAAGTCAGGAAACTGGCTGATGAACTGCTCAAGTCTCAATTGACAAAGACCGCCAAAGAAGAAGAGCCGGAAGAGGTGGATTTTTTTGAGAACCCGCAAGAGGCGATTCGACAAGCCGTAGCCAATAGTCCTGATGTTATTCAGGCAAAGCAGTACACGGTTATGGCGCAGCAGGAGCGAGCAAGGCAGATGCTGGCACAGAAGCATCCTGATTCAATGCAACTTGTGCAGGATGGCGAGTTTGTAGAGTGGGTGAAGGCTAGCCCCATCAGGACTCAATTGTTCCAAATGGCAGACGCTTTTGACGTGAATGCGGCAGACGAATTGTTTAGTACTTATAAGCAACTGAAAGCAGTGAAGCAGGTGCAAGTATCTCAAGCCGAAAATGCAGTTGAAAAAGCAGCGAGAGAAAAAGCCCTAAATTCTGCATCGGTTGATACAAGTGGTACAGGCGAGAGTTCCAAACCAGTCTATCGACGGGCAAAGTTACTTGAAATGCAATTGCGCCGTCCTGATGAGTACCGTGTATTGGCTGATTCTGGTGAATTAGCACAAGCCTATCTCGAAGGAAGGGTGCGTTAAAAACTTAACCATCTAGGAGAAATACCATGGCACTTGGAACTAACCATAGCACTACCACTACCGCCGCAAACTTTATCCCTAGCCTGTAATTTTGGGGATGTAAAACCGATTCTAAATAACTGGAAGGGCTTAACAGCCTAATCAGAGGGAACACGAAATAACCAATAACGCAGTTCACGAATGGAGTTCGTATGAAGCGAGTAAGTTGGAAGTATTTAGCCGGATTGATTGACGGCGAGGGTTGCATAGATGTCCAAGTAACAAAAGTGAATGATAGTTTTTACATTCGCCCAAGACTTAGAGTGAATATGTCTAATGTCGCACTTGAACTTCTTGAAATGTGCAAGTTGAATTTTGGTGGATATTTAAGCAAAAGAGATTTTCCACAAAAAGAAACTTGGACATCTGCAACAAGTTGGGAGTTGGCGGGATATAAACAATCTTGCCCTACTATTAGAAATATAGTCAATCATCTGATCCTGAAGAAGGAACAAGCTCGGTTCTGTCTATGGATGGAATCTAATATAAAAGGCAAACATATCTCGCAAGAATGCGTTGATAGATGCCGAGAAGAGCTGAAGCTAATGAAGCGTGACCCGCACAGACTAAGTGAATCGGCTCAAGATGTAATTCTTGGGATGCTATAGTCGGATCGTTTGTAATGACGATTGGAAATGTGGAGTGATGAAGTTATTGCGAATTACAAAGCACAACTCGTTGTCGCCAATCTGGTCACCAAGACTAGCTTTAAGGGCAAAAAGGGCGATACGCTTCATCTGCCAGTGCCGGCTCGCGGCTCTGCATCTGCCAAAGCAACCAGCACTCAAGTTACGCTGATTGCAGATACCGCCGGCGTTGTTGATGTGCTTATCAACAAGCATTTTGAATACTCGAAGCTGTATGAAGACATTGCAGAGATGCAGGCTTTGAATTCAATGCGCCGTTTCTATACCGATGACGCAGGTTATGCTTTGGCAAAACGTGTTGACCAAGACTTGATGCTGTTGGGTGCGGGATTCCAATCCGGCTCGATTGCGGGTGCTACTAACCTGTATGAGACTGCCGTTATCGGCGGTGATGGCTCTACCGCATTCTCCGGCGCGGCAAACGGTAATGGCTCGGCAATGACTGACGCTGGTCTGCGGAAGATGATTCAAAAACTGGAAGACCAGGACATCAATTCTGCTCAACTGTCTTTGATTATTCCTCCGGTCGAAGCGAATGTGTTGCGCGGTATTGCACGATTCACCGAGCGAGCATTTGTGGGTGATGGCGAGGTAATCAAGACTGGCCGATTGGGTAATCTGTATGGCGTTGAGGTTTTCCAGACTTCCAACTGCCCGTGGATCCACGTCAATAGCGTTACAGGCACACAGTCTGTTACTTTCACTTCTACCGCTCCTACTGGAACGGCTTTTGAAGACGAGTTCGGTCTGACGGTCAACTGGACTACCTCAACTCCTACCGACACAAAGTATCGTGCTGGGATGTTGATTCACAAGGACTCGATGACCCATGCGGAGCAGCAAGGAATCCGCACACAGTCGCAGTACAAACAAGAGTATCTTGGTACTCTGGTTACGTCTGATACGGTGTACGGGGTGAAAGAACTGCGAGGGTATGCTGGCTTGGCTTTCGTGGTTCCGGCTTAAGTCATCCCTGTGTAATGGGTGGGGGCATTTTACCCCCACCCTTCTTTAAGCCAGATAAGGAACAACTCATGTCAAAAGTATTGATTGGCTGTCCATTATGGTAACTTTCAGATGCAAAAGAAGTGGGAATACAGTTTCGTTTGTGACACCTTCCGATATTGAAGGTATGCGTAAACATGAAGGTTACGATGAGGTAATCGAACATGAAAAAACAAAACCAGAAGAAAGCCTTGTTGGTTATCCTATTGTAAGTAAAGAAGTTAAAGTGTTGAAAAAAAGAGGCCCAAAGCCTCGGAGCAAAATCGGATAAAGCTGTAAGGTTTTAAGGAGAGCAGCATGGGATTTTTTAAGAAATTAAGGCAGTCGGTTTACCTTAAAAAGTCTGAAACCAGACCAATAAATGAAAGTTCGGGTAGGTGGTATGCTGCATTAAGCCCGACAAATAAAGTAATAGTTGATAATGCAAGGAAAACAGAAGCTGCCGCTTCTGTTGAGCCGCGCCGTGGCTCTAATTTGCCTAATCATTACACCAACAGGAACGGCAAGACTGTATACAAAAAAACAAGGAACCGTAATACAGGTACTACCAGCATACGGCGACAAGCAAGACCGCAGGCGGCAATAAAAGCTGATTATGATACCGCTTTTGCGGCATTGAACAGCAACCCCCAATTAGCAAAGGAATACAATACGCTCGGGTTGGGTCGTGGCGCGCCAACTTCCGGGCTTACTCCAGCTGGTTATTTCATATTAACAACAGCGGCAATGGGTGGTGCTGCTGCGTTAGGTGGCTCCTCCGCAGCGGCAGGAAGCGGCGCATCTGCCGCTTCCGGTGCGGGGGCTACTGGTGGCGCTGTCGGGACTACTGGCGCTACTGCGCTTCCTGCTGGTGGAATGGTAGGGACAGGGGCTCTCTCCGCCGCCGATG